TGAACATCTCAACTTTGTTGTAACCTAAAGCCCTGCATAACTTAATAGCAAAGTCGTCAGCATCCATTTCTTCCTGACGTGCTTTCTTAGGATCTGGCTGGTCATTGTGTGCTAGGGCAATGTGTCCCAGTTCGTGTGCTATAGCAAATGCTAGTGTGGAGTCAGGAGCATCCCAAAACACAGTTAGGTCAAGACTGACAGTACGATTGCCAGCATTTCCTTGAACCCATTGGTCATTTGACATAACAATAACTTTTGCACCCTTCAGTCTTTGTGCCCATTCTGGTCCGGCAGCTCGCATTAACTTACCCAGCATACCATTACTGCGTTGTTGCAGTTGTTCAAATCTAGGCATCCAAACGTCAGGCTCTTTTTTTATAGTTTCTAAATCTTGATATTCACCTGCTTTAGCTAAACCAGTAGCACCTAATGCGGCGGCACCTGCTACACCTTTAAGTAAGTCTCTACGGTTAATAGCTTCATCAATGAATTCGTTTGCTCTCACGTTATTTCTTAAGGTTTCTAATATATTGTTCAGCTAGCATTACTAATTCTTCCATTTGCTCTACACTCTCGCAATTCCATCTGCGTAGTGCTAATGCTTTAGGGGTGGGTTTACCATTAGGCTTTTTCATAGGACCTTTGTTACCACTCATACGAGCACAAAAACTCTTGCGGCGTTTGGCAGCTTTTGACCCAGGCTTTAGTTTACTAGGTTTGGTAGTAACTGCTGTTTGCAATTTGCTACCTGGATTTTCTCTACGATATGCTTTTACTGCCTTACGGCTCATACCGGACGTTTTGTCTTTCCTGTTGACCTTGTTCCAATCTTCATCTATTCCTTGCTCTTTCTTTTTGGCAATAGCAATAGCGGCTTGTTGTGCTGGATTTGCGGCTTCAGTAATAATTTCAGTAATCTTCATAATGGTATCCGTAAATAGTTGACTTTATTGCGTAAATATGTTACACTATATCTTATTATTTATCACTTTGGACTTCTATGCACTCTTTTGACACTAACATTAAACGCATTGGTTTTGCTTGTAAATGGGCAGAAATCAATAAAAAAGGTGAGATTGTTTCAGCCGAAGGTCTTAACACAGGTGGCACTACACAAGCTTGGGCAAAACGTAACAGTCGTGATGTAGTAGAAGAAAAGATTATGGATGTTGCTAAACGTAACATTATGAATACTCACGCACTTGTTAAGAAAGTGGCTACACTAGAACCCGAACTACGTATGTTACGCTTGACTAGTGATATGTTTAGTTTTTATACTATGGATGGGTACAAAGAATTTTGGCATAGCACAGATGTACAGAATAGCTTAGAACGTTGGATGGCACCCATTGGTGAAACGGCACGTGCTAATGATGTTCGTCTTAGCTTTCACCCTGACCAATTTGTAGTTTTAGCAAGCGAACGTGACGAGGTAGTAAATAAGAGTATAGAAGAATTTGAATATCATTGTGACATGGTTCGATGGATGGGCTATGGCAAATCATTTCAAGACTTCAAAGTAAACGTACATATCTCAGGTAGACGTGGCCCACAAGGTATTAGAGATGTGTACAATAGATTGTCGCCAGAAGCGAGAAACACACTTACACTAGAAAATGAGGAATACACACATGGACTTGCAGACTGCTTATCATTATCTGACCTCGTACCTACGGTCATGGACATTCATCACAATTGGATTAGAGAAGGAACTTATATTGACAGTAATAGTGACCTTGTTAAAAAGGTTATTGATAGTTGGCGCGGTGTTCGCCCTACTCTCCATTACAGTGTTAGCCGCGAAGATTTACTCGTCGGTCATTCCGGATCACAGTTACCCGACCATGGTGCGTTGATTGAATCGGGATACAGTAAACAGAAACTCAGGGCACATAGTGATTACTATTGGAACGAAGCCGTGAACGATTGGGCATTGACATTCATTGATAAATTTGATATGATGTGTGAATCAAAGGCAAAGAATCTTGCCAGCTTTAAACTATACGAAAGATACAAATGTTTGAAAAAATAAAGAATTTATTTAAGAAGCCAGAAGTTAAATCTGAACCTGAACCTAAAAAGGTTAAAGAAAAGAAAGTTGCACCCGAACTTACTGCTAAAGAAAAAGCAACGGCAGCGGGTGAGCCGTACATCAATATACTGAGTATGGAACTTGATCCTAATGACGTTAACAATGGTGCGTTTGAACTTGATTGGAATGAAAAGTTCATTTTAAATTTGATTCGTGCAGGTTACAAACAAAAAGACAGTGACACAGATAACGTGTTGGTGGATCGTTGGTTCCAGACAGTTTGTAGAAATATTGCACTCGAGGTCTATGAGCAACAACAAGCTGACCCTACAAACCGTGACTTACGTGTGGTCCGTACTAAAAACTTAGGCGATGGCCGTACTGAGGTAAGCTAATTTATTCAAAAAGTTGACAATAATTACAAATAGTGTTACAATAGATATATTGTTGAGCAATAGGTGTTCATCAATATTTTAAATTAACAAATGGAGTAAATTATGGCAACAGCAAAAGCGCCCGCGAAAGCAACAGCAAAAGCAACCGCTACAGTATCAGTAAAAAATAAACAAGTATCATCATTCGTACCGAATGGTAAAGCAAAACTAGTTTGGCGAGCAAATCGTCAAAAAGTTGATATTAGTAAACTAGACAATGTTCTAGCGAAAACTAAAAAACAGTTGAAAAATAAAACTGTGATTGACTTGACGGATGAATTATCCGGATACAAAAAATTTCAAAATGTTATTGCTTTTTTAAAAGCAAACGACATTAAATTTGATCCCAAAGATATTCCAAAATTTGAAATGCACAAATTACGTGAAATTCTCACGCCAGAAGAAGTGCAACGTCTATTAGATAAGCCACATTGCGCTAAAATTGCAGGTGGATTTGACCCTCGACTTCTCAGTCCAATTTATGTAGTGCGATTGAATGGTTCCCCTGACTTGTTGGGTATTGATTCAATGCATACTGAAACAGTAGTAGCATCATTCGCACGTGAAGGTTTGTGGGGTAATGATCCTGAACAATGGCTCGATTTTGAATACCCATGCTGGGTGATTGACACTAAACAAGAAAGTTTCCCACTGTTGGCGGGACTGTATCGCAACGGTGAGGGTAGCAAGCCTTGGGATGAGTTTGACCATCATCGTGTTCACGTTCGTAGTTTTCGTTTTTACGGAGACAATGGCCCTAATGACAAGTACAAACTTGCGGCTGATAAACAAACACATTGTGAAAAAGAAGATACTATACCAATGGCACCGAATCACCCACACGCAGGTCGTGCAGGTACATTGACTCATATCAAAGCACTATCTAGTTACAGTGACAATGATATGGATGAATTTAAATTTGTTATCTCAATGAATAATAAATATTGGCACGGTTCTGAAGTTGACTCAGCGGCATTTGGTTTCTATGGTAACTTATATATCGGGTTGTTGAATGGCAACGTTCCGATGAAGGGTAAAAACTTTGACAAGTTTATGAATGATATTCACGCAATTATCAAAACATTCTTTGTCAGTTTTGCCGAGTTACGTAGTATCACCACTGAAACATATAAAAACTGGATGAAACTTCAGGGCAAGGATACAAAGGCACCACCCTTCAATTGTGCGTTAGCATTAGTATTAAAAATGTATAAACAGTTGAATGGGCAACACTTGGTTACAAGTGATGTAAATATGTTTACATACAATCCAGCCCCCGGTATCAGTCTCGATATCTACGAGTCACTTCCGTTGAACATTCGCCAGAATGTCAACAATTATGAACTATAATTACGGTTGGTTTTATAACATTATTCAAGCACAGACTCTTGTGCTTGGATATGGTATAACATTAAGAGAACTACCCGTCGATCGGTTGTTAGAATATTCTAATCACGCGGCGGCTCCACAACAGTTTATCAATCTTTATTATGGTGACGCACATCAAATTAAAGATCTGGAACGATATGTTAAAAAGCAATGGAGTGATTTTAGACTAGAACTTAGCAACGATAAACTTGAATGGTTAGATCCTAAATGGGGACTCAACCTATCAGATTTAGAACAGTTTGTTGCAGATAGAATCATTAACTACCCGTATGATACTATAAAAAAGGTCAAGACTAAATATTTGCCATTCACTATCAACAACCCAAACTTGTTTACAAACATTCAATCTAATCCAGAATTGTTTTTGGATGAAGTCAAGTTGACAAGAAAACGTAAATAAGATATAATATATACATATTAACACATACCTTTATAAAAAATGAAATACCTATTAGTGGACACTGCAAATACCTTCTTTCGGGCACGACATATTGCTTCACGCAATAGTGATACTTGGGAGAAGATTGGAATGGCACTACATCTTACACTTGCTTCAGTCAATCAGGTTGTACGCAAGTTTGGAGCGGATCACGTTGTATTCTGTTTAGAAGGCCGTAGCTGGCGTAAGGATCATTATGCTCCGTATAAGAAAAATAGGGTAGTGGATACACTAACACAGACTGAAGCAGAACGTGAAGAAAATGAAATGTTTTGGGATACGTATGAAAAGTTCACTACGTTTCTAAAAGAAAAAACAAACGTATCAGTACTCAGGCACGAACGGGCTGAAGCTGATGATATGATTGCCCGTTTCGTTCACTTACATCCAAATGACACGCATTACATTATTAGTTCTGATACTGATTACATTCAACTTATTAGTGACAACGTGCACCAATACAACGGTATCACAAATCAATTCATCACCCTCGAAGGATACCATGATGAAAAGGGTAGATTAGTTGTAGATAAGAAAACTAAAGAACCCAAACTACTTGGTGACCCACAATGGCATCTTTTTATGAAGTGTATGCGTGGTGATAGTAGTGACAATGTGTTCAGTGCTTATCCCGGGGTACGTGAAAAAGGCACTAAGAACAAAGTTGGACTAACTGAAGCTTACGCTGATAGACACAAGCAAGGCTTTAATTGGAACAATATGATGTTGCAACGGTGGGTTGACCATAATGAAGTTGAACACAGGGTAAAAGATGATTACGAGAGAAATCGTGTATTGATTGACTTGACTGCACAACCTCAAGAAATCAAAGACTTGGTTGACTCACGTATTCGTGAGAGTGTTCGGATAGATACAACTCCTCAAGTAGGAATACATTTTATGAAATTTTGTGGTAAGTATGAGTTGACTAAAATTAGTGACCAAGCCGAGACCTATGCAAAGTGGTTGAACAGTCCTTATAAAGGTAGTTTAGTATGAGCAATAAAGAAGAAACACAATGGGTTCTTGTAGAGTGTGTTAGTACATTCCGCAATCGTTATATGGTTGAAGTGCCCATAGGTACTGATGACTATAATAATGACAAAACATTATGGGCGTTAGATACAGTAACAATGCAAGCGGCAAAGGAATTCAGCCAAGAATATCTTGGTGAACAGATTGTCAGTCATCGTGTAGTTACGTATGATGAGGCACTGTCATTGTGTGATAAAGACAACGATTATGTTGTATCTTGGGATACTGAGACAAAAGTTAAAAACTTTTTTACAACATTAGTTGACCAAGAAAAATGACATTCACAACGCCAGAAAAAACTATTAAAACAATACGTCAGGATGATCCTGACTTTTGTATTCATAACGGATTTGTTATGGCTCCACGTGCTGGATTTGAAATTAGTAATGATTGCCCAAGACAATATAAACTTATGATTATGGAAGCTATAAAAAATGGTTGGTTACAACCTATTGCGTATATGAAAGAGTCAGAATTTGTTTGGGAAAAACTAGGAGAATAAAATGAGTAGAGATTACAACAACTTGCAATATATTTTAAACAAAACACCAGAAGAATTACAAGAGTGGTGGTATTCATTAGAGGATGAGGATCGTGCCTATGCTATGGAAATCATTATTGAATATCGTAAGATGTTAGATGAACCAATCGTAGAAGATTATTCTATTGCAAGAGAGTACTTGAAAAAGTTTCAACTATAATGAAATCACGTGAAGAAATCATTTCTGATATGTGTTATACATATCGTCATGATTATGGGTTAGATAAAGATCCAAATGGTCCTCCCTGGATAGCAGGAATGACACCGGAAGAGCGTAAAGGATTGTACAACACAATGGCTCAGATTTTTGATAATAATATTGCACCTATTATGGAATTAAAAAATGGCAAGTCTAGCTGAATATTTTGAACAACATCGTTACAAGCCTAAATATGAATTTATGGCTAGAGTAACAGGTATGTATGGTAAGATACGTTGGATTGGTAGTGTAGGCAATGATACTGTTATCAGTGACCAAATAGGACCTATGTTACATATTCATTTAGATTTACCATTAAAGATTGATGATAAGTATACTGACCATCTGTTTACTAAACATAAAGGTGTAACACGATTAGTGAGTTTTGATGAAGAATCCAAGAAAAAGAAATAATGTATGATGCAGTAATTTTTACAGATGTAACTGATACAGTAACTATCTATAAAGCAATCGGAGCATACAAGATTGCTAATACTCTACGACAACAAGGGTACAGTTGTTTGGTCGTAGATCACCTACACGCATTTACATTAGAAGAACTTAAACAGGTTATTAATAAATCAGTATCAATCAATACACTGTTTGTTGGGTTCAGTACTACCTTCTTTAACAGTACAGTAAACTCTGTCAATAGTGACGGATCACTAACATATAGCTCAACACTATCAGGTGTAATACCACAAGGTATTGATTTTCAAAATGAATTAATTCAGTATATCAAAACTATAAATTATAATTGTAAAATTGTAGTTGGTGGAACTAAGGCTCACGCTAATATCAATGATAAAAATATTGATTATAGCATCATAGGCTATGGTGAGGTTAGTATTTTGTCTCTGGCTAATCATTTAAAATCAAACACACTCATACTCAATAGCTATAAAAATTTACATGGTGTTACAATTGTAGACAATAGAACCAATGAAGGTTTTGATTTTGTTAATAGTAGATTTGAATGGCAAGATTTAGATGTTGGTCCTACTAGAGTATTACCATTAGAAATATCTAGAGGATGTATATTTAAATGTAAGTTTTGTAGTTATCCATTGAATGGTAAACAGAATTTAGATTTTATTAGACATACAGATATACTCTATGAAGAACTACAATCTAGCTATGACAAATATAAGGTGGAAAATTTCTACATACTAGATGACACCTTCAATGATAATGAATACAAGTTAGATGTACTACTACAAGCAATTAAAAGATTAACATTTCAACCTAAATTCTGGGCTTACACTAGATTAGATTTGATAGCGCAGAATAATAGCTTGATAGACAAACTATATGATATTGGCTTACGTGGTATCTATTTTGGAATAGAAACACTTAACAAGAGAACCGGTCTTATCATTGGTAAAGGATTTGACAGAGATAAACAAATCAATACAATCACAAAAATACGTAACAGATTTGATAATAAAGTATTGATGCATGGTAGTTTTATCTTAGGATTACCAGAAGAACCAATTGACTCTATGAGACATACATTCAATCAATTAATGGATGAGAGTATACCGTTGCATACATTTATCTTTCACGGATTACGTTTATCAAAGAGTGAGTCTGTACCTTTCAATAGCGAATTGGGTAAAAATTTTAAAGACTATGGTTACACTGAAATAAATATCGATGTTAATTCAACCACAGTCAATTGGAGGAACGAGCATTTAGACCATACTATGGCTATAGGTTTAGCCAATGAATTTAATGGTGCCGCACAAAATAGTAACAGGTTATATATTCCCGGACAATTGGGATTTTCCTTAAAGAATTTGGGATACAATGATGATTATATTTCTAATACAAAATACAAGGAACTTGATTGGACTCAAATCACTATAAGAAAAGACCTATACATTGCAAAATATAAAGAAACATTGTATAATACGTTATGATAAAATATCCAAGAGTAAATAATTATCCAAACATACACCGTAGACAAGAAAATTACGATAATATAGATTGGAACAATTCTATAGTTGTTTTGGGATGTAGTATGGTATATGGCCAAGGACTTACCGATGAACAAACAGTAGCACACCAATTACAATTAAAACTCAACATACCCTGCATAAATTTAGGAGCAGTAGGTGCAAGCCCGATGTACATATGGTCTGAGTTAGCAGATATATTAGACTTGGGTATTAAACCTAAAGCAATTGTTGTTGTTTGGAGTGACCCTAGTCGTTTTATTGAGTATTTAGGAACTGATGTGAAAAATTACACAGTTACTGGTGCTGAACTACCTACTGCAAGTGTAATAGCAAAAGAATGGGTAGCACATCCATATCAAGGATTAGAATTTGCTAGGAGAGCAGTAATGTCAAGCAGAGTAATGTGCAAGGACACACCTTATTTTGATTATGCTTGGTTTCATAATAAAAAATTAGATTTGTTTAACCTGAGTATATACACCTGCGATGAATCCACTGATAGGTCTCATCCAGGACCATTGTCTTATATTCAATGGGCAGAACATATTGCAAACGATATACAATTGTCCAAAAGAGTTTAAATTTTCTAAAATATAGCGTATAATGAATCATCAAAGGAATAAAATGAGTAAAACACTAATAGCAAAACCTGTAGTTAAAAATCAATTTTGGATTGTAACTGCTGGTGGAGAAAAAGTAGGTAATGTATTAGCAGACGGTTCAGGATTTGAAGTTAAATTGAATGGCAATAAAACTCATTATAAGAATACGAAAGCTATAGAAAAAATAGCAAATATTGAGTTTCAAACATTCAGTAAATTTAGTAGTACAAAAAAAGAAGTAGCGTTTACTGAATATCCGACTACAGCTAGAGTATGTAATTCAATACTGGATATTAAACGCAAATTGCACCTGTACACAAAAACACCTAAAAGCAAGTGCTATTATGCCGCAGGATGGTACACATTTAAGCAAGGTAGTGAAGATAAAGTGATTTTTTGTCCTAAATACATTTTTATTCAGCGTTATGAGTATCAAGGTCCGTTCAAAACAAAAGATGACGCTGAGGCCTTGATAAATAGTATATGATTATCATAAAGCGTTTCATTGACAAAGTTTCATCCATAAAGGGCAACAATTTAGTTTTGCCTATTGAGGAAGCCAAAATGTTACGTGATGAGATATCAAAGTTATTAGCAGATAATTATGAGCTACATAATAAAACTTCATCCGAAGATGATACTGTTATACAACTGGAAATTAACGGCGGTAAATGGTAAATGAGTAGAACACAACCCACCATCTTACTAGAGATAGTAGATAAAGTAACATATAAATGCGACCAGATCGTAGAGGCTGCAGGTATATGGGCAGTTTTTTATGACGATCAGCCAATCAATTTAAAGAGTCAGCATTATCAAGATCCGGATGCAACTCCAAAATATAAAAAAACTAGCTTCAGCAATCCGGGTCACGCTAGAAATCTGTGTCGTAAACTTAACGCACAATTCAAATCTGATAAATTTAGTGTCGTGTTTATGAACAACGGCAACAAAGTTTATCCAGATGAGTGAACGTAAATCACATAAACTAATTATAACCGAAGCCGTATTGGCCGAACTACCTAACAATCAGCAAGTTGATTCCACTGCGGATGGATTAATGATGCGTATATGGATGAGTGGTAGACAAGATGGATTGCGCTTAACAGAGTATGGAGACTTCATTTTTAGAATGGCAGAAATAGAATACTATCAATCTGTTTTTAAACTTAGAGAGGGAACCAGTGAACACGCTTATGTTATGGAAATAAATAAAAAAATCAAATGCCCCTTCTATTTGGGTGTAAATAAGATTGAAGGCAAGAAAAAACAACCATACATAAGATTATATGATAGCAAGATTGCTATGATGATTGAGTTATATGGTGATATAGTAAGTTACTTAGATTCAGTAAAGGTAAGAAAATGACAGAAAAGAAAAACCCAAATCCATTCATTAATTTAGCCAACGAAGCTAAAAAGAAAAATGCACCAATGATTAATGGAAAGAAAACAGAACAAAAAGCTCCTAAGCCTAATAAGGGCTTTGGTGGTGCTAGTGTAGTTAGACGTACTGGGCGTGGTGGTTAATACCAGATACCTTCATTACGCATACGCTTAATGAGGGTTAAGAACCCGCTACATATTCCAAAACTTTTTACTTTAACCATAGTATATAAGCTACGGTCATTTATCTCAGGTAAGAACATTACACTATTAATATTGATAGGTACTGTACCTGGAGTAATCAGTTTGCCATTGCTAGCAGTAGCATAAGGTGGAGGTGGAGTACTTGCGTCAAAATGAAAGTAGTTTGGATACAATGTACTTGATTGTGTAGCTATCCAAGTTTGCATATCAGTGTTTACAGCATTAATCCAGAAGCGTGGACCTTGAATGTACTTCTCGGTTACTTCAATAACTGGTTGTTCGGTACCAACATAAAGTTTATTGTCAACACGCCAGACGTTAATTAAACAACTAAATCCTTTACCGAGTGCTTTGTTTATTTGTTTTGGAGTATTGGCATCTTCATAGTTTTGCCCGTCGTAAATGCCCTGATAAGATATATATAACATAATATGTATTTATGTCAACGGAATCAATAGCTGCCGCGTTATATATATGTAGACATATAAATCTACTTCATTAACTTAAAGGAAACTTAAAATGAAATCATTAGCAATCGCCCTAATCGCTACATTGTCAGTAGCAACAGCAATGGCTCAGGCCACAGCCCCTGCCGCTAAGCCAGCAACACCTGCTACGGCTGCTACAGCACCGGTTGCACCTGCTAAAGCAGAAGCACCAAAAGAAGAAATGAAATTGGCTAAGAAAAAGGATGCTCCCAAGGCAGATACAAAAAGTGAAGCCAAGCCTGCTAGTCCTGCAAAAGCCGACGATAAAAAAGCCGAAACTTCTAAGAAGTAATCCATACAGACTTATCGCAATTAAAACTTGGGGACTTGATCCTAATAATGTTCTAATTGGTGATGAGGATATATTAGTTAATTCCCGTCGTATCATATTAAAGATTCAAACCTCTTTAATTAACGATGAGGAATTAACTGATTATGTTAAGGTAAGATTGTTTCTAGCCAGAGAATTGGCTATGTCAAAATATAGAGAAATCTATCAGACGGCATAAATATATATGAAGTTACGGGTTCTTCATAAAAACCTAACTTTTAAACACACACATAGGAGATATAAAATGTTTAACACAGCAACTTACGCCTTTATTGACGGCGTTTCAGACTTTAAAAAGAAATTCGTAGAACAAACAGTTCAACACGAAGGCATCAAAACAGCAATGAATACATTTGTTGATGCACAATCAAAATACACAAAAGCAGCCGCAGATGCAGGAATGCAATCTATG